ATAAAGAGCAAAAACAAGAGTCGTATGAAAATTTAACCACTGCTGAGTACCAAGCAATACTTGCAGATCCTGAAGTAGAGGTTGTAGAGGTTGAAGATACTGATAATGAACTTGATATTGCTGGACAAGACTTTACGGAACAGACTTATAACGTCACTGTTAAGCGTGTGAAAGAATATGGTCGTGTTTGCATTGAGAATGTAGCACCTGAAAGTATTTTAGTAAGTAAAACAGCAAACAGTTTAGATGATTGTAACTTTATTGGACAACGAGTTTTTAAAACAAGATCAGAATTAATCAGTATGGGTTTTGACAAAAAGATTGTCAATGAACTACCAGTAGCTGATGAAGAAATTTATAACACAGAGGCTGTTACAAGAAGATCGTATGACGATGAGACAATGCCTCAAGAATATCAAAATATTGATCCTTTATTGACACGAGTATCAGTCATTGATTGCTACATGAAGTGTGATTATGATAACGATGGAATTGCAGAACTAAGACACATTGTTGTGGGTGGATCAGCACCCAATGCTTATCACATCTTAGAGAATGAACCAATAGAGCAAATACCTTTTGCGATGGTAACTGCTATCCCTATGCCACATAGGTTTTATGGTTTATCGATCTATGATTTAATTGGCGATGTGCAAGAGATTAAGACTACCCTCCTAAGGCAAACTCTTAATAACGCCTATCTACAAAACAATGCTCGTACTGTTGTAGTAGATGGACAAGCAAACATAGACGATCTCCTTACTTCCAGAGCTGGGGGGATAGTACGAGTCAAGTCTCCCAATGCAGTCACCCCCCTAGCTTCCCCTAACTTTATGAGTCAAGGATTAGCGATGTTAGACAAAGTAGATAATATTCGTGAGTCACGATCAGGTGTATCAAAAGTTCAAATGGGATTAGATGCCGATCAAATCAATAAATCACATACAACTGCAAGTAGTACCAATGTGATGATGAACGCATCAACACAACGAATAGAACTCTACGCAAGAAATTTTAGTGAAGGTATTAAAAGAATGTTTCAAGGTATCTTGACATTAGTTTGTAAATACCAAGATCAAGAAAGAATAATTAAATTACGCAATAAATTTGTACCGATGAACCCTCGAGAGTGGGTAGATCGTTACAATGCAACAGTACAAGTTGGACTCGGTACAGGTTCACAAGATCAACGACTCGAAGTATTAGGTCGTGTTTTGGCAGTACAAGAAAAACTAATCGGTGCTGGTGGTATGGGTATTGTCGATCCTCAAAAGATTTATAACACTCTAGAGAAATATTTAGAAAATGCTGGGTACAAAGATGCAAGTCAATTTTTTAACAATCCTCAAGTCAATCCTCCAAAACCACAACCGAAACAACCTGATCCAGCAATACAACTAGCTCAAGCAGATTTACAAAGACAACAAGCAAAAGATCAAGCAGAATTACAACTCAAAGCACAAAAGTTAGAACTCGATCAACAAAAATTAGCATCACAATTAATTAAAGAAGATGACGCTAAAGATACACAAAAAGAAAAACTAGCAACACAAATATTACAGCAAGGAATTAAAAGATAATGGCAACCCCTAATATGCCTTCTTCGGCACAAGATATTATTAATAACTTTTTATCAGGTGGATATGCAAGTGAAGCACAAGCTAACCCCTACAGAGTAGATGTCGATCCTTTTCGACCACCTACTGATACACCTCCTGATACTCCTGAAAATGATCCATGTCCTGAAGGTTATGTTTATGATCCAGTAATTCAAAGTTGCGTTCCGATTGATGAAGAGAGAGATCCACAAGAGGGTGATAGTGATAACAATACTACTTTAGATCCTAATCAAGTTCTTTTTAATAAAATGAAAAAAGATCCAACAACTATTTTTGGTGCTTCTAATATTTTAAGTGACTATGTTCTCGATAACAAAGATGGAAATATTATTTTAAAATTTGATCCAAAAGCAAAAGCACCACCTCCTTTTTTTGGTTTAGGTATATTTGATTATTTAACAGGTGGAGCTGATAGACGACAAACAGATTTTACAACAGGTATGCAATCCTACATGGATCAAGGTTATGGACAATACAATAATGATGGAACATATCAAATTTACACACCTCAACAATATTACAACACAGTACAAAGCAATCCACTTCAAGGTCAAAACGCATCTGGTGGTTCTTCTACCATGACTGTAGGTCAGGCAGTTGATAGTATTATGAATCCACAAGTTTATGATCCGCTTACAGGATCAATGAGAAGTACCACTTCAAGTGGTGGCGGTTCACCTATTGCTGAAGATATGTCAGGTGGTTTATTAGGCACTTCACCATTAACAACTGTAGATTCACAAGGTAATAGAAAAAGAAATGATGCTGTTTACAGATCGAATGTTGCTAAGAACATAGAACGTAACAAACAAAACTTTGGAAACAGTAGGTTTAAAGAAGGGTTTGGCTTTACAGGTGGCAGATAATGAAATTAAAAGAAGCCAACAAGCCAAAGACATATTAGAAAACCCTATCTTTGTAGAAGCAGTACAAAAAGTTAGAACAGAGTTACACACTGAGTGGTTAAACTCTGACACAAAAGATTCAGAACAACGAGAGAACATCTTTGTCATGAGAAGAATGTTAGAAGTTGTCTTGATGCAAATACAATCAGTTATGGAAACAGGCAAGATTGTAAAAAAATAACAGGAGAAATATAAATGGCAGAACAACCAGTAATGGATTCTGTAACAGAAACTCCCAGTGAATCTGTTGCACCAACGCCCAAACCTCTTAATTCACAAGGAGAGGTAGCTGACGCCCTGAAGAACTTACTTAATACGGAAGCCTCTAAGACTCAGGAAACAGCAAGTGAAGAATCAACAAAAGAGGTAAGCGACTCGGAAACGAATATCGAAAATGCTTTTGACGATGATGAACTAATCGATCATATTGAAGATGAACAACCATCTGAAAGTAATCAGGAACTTTATAGAGTTGTTGTCGATGGACAAGAACAAGAAGTCACCCTTGATGAACTCACGAAGGGTTATTCTCGACAAAGTGATTATACTCGTAAAACCGAAAAACTATCGCAAGATAGAAAGAGTGTAGAAGAATTGAAAAATGAATACACTAGGCAGAACGAGGAGGCTAAAATCAAAAGAGATCAATACGAAAAGCAAATTCAAGTATTGTCTGAACAATTAAAACAAAGTGAACCTAGTAGAGTAGATTTAGATAGGCTTTATGAAGATGATCCAGCCGAGTATGTTCGTGTAAAAGCTGAACAAGATCGCAGAAAAGAATTATTGGAAAAAGCTAGTCAAGAGCAAGAAAGAATACAAGCTCAAAAACAAGAGGAGCAAGGAAAACAATACAATGCTTATCTTGAACAGCAAAAAAATCTTCTTGCACAAAAACTACCTATTTATGCTGACAAAGAAAAAGGTGCAGAGTTTACAAAGAATTTAATAAACTACGCCAAAGACATTGGTTACACAGACCAAGAAATAAATATGTTAGTAGATCATAGATCCGTTATTATGTTAGCCAATGCTTATCGCTACGATAAGTTAAAGAAAGCTAACCTGAAAAATAAAAAAGTAACAAAGGTATCTAAGGTCGTCAGTTCATCTAGTGGTAAAATTCAAGACGATAATGAAGTTGCAAAACGATTGAAATCTAAAAAAGCAAATCTTAGAAAGACAGGAAAAGTAAATGATGCTGTTTCTGTTTTACAAGAATTGTATTCTCAATAACAACAACATAGAAAGGAATAAGTAATGGCACAACCAACCAATACTTTTGATACCTATGATGGTGCAAACTCTATAAGAGAAGATTTAGCTGATGTAATTTATAATATTTCACCGACTGAAACTCCGTTTATGAGTAACGCATCAAAAGGTACAGCAACAAACACACTTTACGAATGGCAGACAGACTCACTAGCTGACGCTGGTGCAAATGCACAAATCGAAGGTGACGATTACACAGGCGAAGCAAGAACTGCAACTGTAAGACTTAACAACCAAACACAAATCTCTGCAAAATCAGTAACTATTTCAGGTACAGACGATGCAGTCGATAACGCTGGTATGTCTACACAGATGGCTTATCAACTTGCAAAGATGGGTAAAGAAATCAAGCGAGACATGGAAAGAGCATTAGTAGGAATCGAAAATGCAAAAGTCGCTGGTGACGCAACAACTGCAAGAGAAACTGCTTCTGTTGGAACATGGTATGGTGGTAACAAACCAGGTACATCATCTTCTGCTGGTAACTTCTCAACTAATGGTTCACCATCAGCAAGTCCTGCTGGTACAGGTGCAACAGCAATCGCTGGTGGTACAAACAGAACTTACACAGAGCTATTATTAAAAGCTGGTCTTTTAAAAGCCTTTGAATTAGGTGGAGAGCCTGAGACAGTAATGATGTCACCATCACACAAGCAACTAGCTTCAGCTTTTAATGGCGTTGCAACGAAATACAAAGATGCGAGTGACAGAGTATCAATCGGTACTACTGACATTTATGTATCTGATTTCGGTGAGGTAGCTTTCGTACCAAACAGACATCAAAATGCAAACAGAGTTGATATCCTACAAATGGATATGTGGTCAGTGGACTTCCTAAGACCATTCCAAACTACTGATCTTGCAAAGACTGGTGACTCTGACAAGAAGCTACTCTTAGCTGAGTATGCTTTATGTGCAAAAGCACCGAACGCAAACTATGGTATCTTTAACCTAACTGCATAATTATTTATCTGGGGGGTGTTTCATGCACCCCCTTTACTTATAGAGAGGAACAAATGGCAATATTCACAAACAAAAAACATACATCAAAGTTGTTTAAGGTTGTAGCTAACGCAAAGAAATCAGACCAAATGATATCTAAAGGTGATGGTAAGAAACAATCTAAACAAACATCAATGGGTGATCGTAAATATGATCCCATGTTAAGCATTTCAGGTAATCAAGGTTTATCCATGAAAGATACTGTAGATGCGATGATAGCTAAAGCAATAAAGTAATGGCAAAAATATTCTCACTAAACGATTCTAACGATCAGTCATCAGTAAAAACTAATCTTATTGTTGATGAAGCTGAGAATAAAGTACATATTGAAAACTATCAAGATCCAGCAACGATAAAAGAAATATTAGATGCTAATAAAGTAGCACAAAACGAAGGTGCATATAAAGCAAAAGCATTTGAGAATGAAAAAGGTTATCGTGTAGCTAGACTACCTAACATTGTAGTTCATCAATTAGCGAAACAAGGCATCTTAAATTATAATGGGAAAGTTTTAGATAAGACTAGATTTTTTCGTTGGTTAAATGACTCTGATAACAAACATTTTAGAATATATACAGGTAACTTATAATGGCATTAGACACATACTCCAATCTCAAAACTACTATTGCAAACTACCTTAATAGAAGTGATCTCACTGCATACTTAGGTGACTTTATTACTTTAACTGAAGCTAGACTCAATAGAGAGTTACGAGTAAGAGAAATGGTAAACACTGATACATCAATTACGACAGTTGCTGGTACACAAAGTTATGCACTACCGACAGGTTATGTAGAAGCGACAACAGTTATTTATCAGAGCAATCCCTATTGCACATTAAGATTTATAAACAACAGTGATTTTTACAACAAATATAATATCAGTCAGTCTCGAGGCAAACCTACATATTTTACTATTCTCGGTACAAATATTCTTTTAGGTGTAGCTCCT